CAAGCCGAGCAGGCCCAAGAAGAACCGCGAGGCGTTCGAGGCGCTGAAGATGATCGACCTCGGCCTGCAGGGGATGAACGAGTACACGAGCTGGCTGCAGTGGAACTACGGCGCATCGGTCAGTCTGGATATGCGCAGCAAGACGATGGACAACTACGGCAAGCAGGCGCAGCAGGATCGCCGCACGCTGGAAGACTTCATCGGCCGCAAGACGCTGACCGGCAATGAGCGCCAGAACCTCGAACGTATCAAGCAGACGTGGCGGCAGGCGATGGCCCAGCCGCTGCTCTGGGGCAAAGACCTGGAGCGCGAGCTGATCGACTACATGGAGCAGAACCAGGGCGAGTTCTACCGGCGCGGCGGCTTGGCGAAATCCGACACCGTGCCGGCGATGCTCACGCCGGGCGAGTACGTGGTGAACAAGCAGGCGGTCGACCGCTACGGCTCCGGGTTCTTCGAGGCGATCAACAACCTCTCGATGCCGGCGCAGGCGCTGGCGCAGAAGGTCCAGGGCTTCGCCTCCGGCGGTTTCGTGCAGCCGCTGGCGGGGATGGCCGCCCGTGCATCGCGCGCCGTGAAAAGCCTGCCGACCGCCGATCTGGGCAGCGCCGTGCTCGCGCTGCCCGACGACCTTCTTTGGTCCGACGAACACGCGTGGACACCCGCCGTGGCGGCGGTCTCCTACCTGCTGACCGGTGCGCTGCTGGTCGAATCGGCCGCCCGCCAAAAGGGCCGCCCGATCACGCTGTTGGGCGCACCCGACATGGCGTGGGTGACCCGCGAAACGGTGAACGTGCTCTACGCGTGGGCTGCACAGCCCGGCCGCCAATTCGAGCTTCTGCTCTCCGACGGCCGTGTCTTCACCGTCGCGTTCCGGCATCACGAAACGGCCATCGAGGCCGAGCCGGTAACAGGTTTTCCGGCGCGGCACGACGCCGACTTCTACCGATTGACCCTGCGTCTGATGGAGATATGAATGACGATTCTTTCCGGCGACGTGAAGCTGCTGGCTTCCGAACGCCTGCTCGACACGCCCGATGGCGGCGGCCGGATGACCGGCCACGTCGTGGTCGATGGCCAGTCGAACAACCTGTTCCCCGACATCTCCGAGCTCGACCGCACCTACGGCCGCGTCAGCTTGCGGAAGTCCTACGTCGGCGTGCTGACCGATTCGACCGACTCCTACTACGGGGCGCACGCGATCATCGCCGACGCTCCGGACGATCCCCGCGTGTCGGTGACGTTGTTCACCACCAAGTCCTGGACCGACCGCCGCGACGCCGCCAAGGATCGCATCGAGCGCTATCTGGCGCGCGGCGTGAAGTGGCCCGGCCAACTGCTGGAGCGCCAGCTCACCGGCCAGCGCGCCATCGCCTTGTTGCTGAAGCCCGCCGATCCGCTGCCGCGCGTGGGCCAGGCGCTGGTGCTGGTGCAGGACGAGGCCAAGCCGACCGAGTACGAGCAGTACGTGCGCATCACCCGCATCACGACGGTGGAACGTGAGTTCACCGTCAACGACGGCAGCGGCACCATCAAGTTCACCGGCGTGGTCGCCACCTGCGAGATCTCCGATCCGCTGCGCCACGACTTCGAAGGACCGCCGCCATCCAGCCGCGACGACATCTCGACCAAGGCGGTCGTGCGCGACACCGTGATTGCCAATGCCGCCGTCTACTACGGCATCGCGCCGACGGTGATCGACACGCAGGTCGGCGACGTGCGCGTGCAGGTGCCCAGCCTGTTCGGCCAGTTGGTGCCGTCGGCGCAATCCGAAACGCCGCTGGTCGATCTGAATGCCGCAGGGCAAGCCGTGCCCCTGCTGGAGAGCGGCAACGGCGTGCTGACCTACACCACCTCCGGGCAGGTGAGCAGCGGCAAGAACCTCTACCTCGGCAATCCCTGCGTGCCGGGCAGCCTGCGCATCAACGGCGCGGGCTACGAGTTTGTCGATGCGGCCGGGGAGCTGAAGTCGGGCACCAGCGTGATCGGCACCGTGGACTACGCCCGCGGGCTGATCGCTTTCAAGGACGGCACGCCCGGATTCTCCGGCGGGTTTCAAGTCAGCTTCCGTCCCGCCGGCGCGCCGATCCGCGTCGCGGATACGGCCGCCATCGCTATCGCCCAGGAAAACCGGGGCTACGCCTACACGATCACGCTGTCGCCACCGCCGAAACCCGGCGCGCTGATCGTGTCCTACATGGCGCAGGGCAAGTGGTACGACCTGCGCGATCAGGGCGACGGCGCGATCCGGGGCACCGATTCGTCCTTCGGCGCGGGAACGCTGGACTACGTGACCGGCTCGATCATCCTGACGACCGGCGTGCTGCCGGATGCCAACACGGCCATCCTGTTCACCTGGGGTACCGGCGCGAGTTATTTCAACCGCGTCACGGCACCGGTTACGCCGCCGACCGTGCGGCACACCGTCGAGCACCCGGGCATCGTGCCGGGCTCTGTGCTGATCTCCTGGACGGATGGCACCAACAGCCGGCTGGCCACCGACGACGGCCACGGCGCGATCACAGGCGACGCCGCCGGAACGGTGCGCTATGCCCGGGGCGAACTGGTGTTCCGTCCGAACACGCTGCCCGCAGGCGGCGCGGCATTCTCCATCGACTACGAATGGGGACCGCCACAGGAGGTGAACTTCGCGCATCCGCTGCGCAATGGTGACGGCACCATCACCGTCACGCTGCCGCAGACCGACATCCGCCCGAACACGGTCGAGCTCGAGTTCAATCTGCTGATCGAGAACTACGACGCCATCTCGACCACGCCCGCCGAGATGCAGGTGGTGCAGCGCATCGACCCGATCAAGATCGCCCGCGACACCGGTGCCGGCGCGTTCGACAGCGGCGTGGCGGGCAGCATCGACTACACGACCGGGGCGATCACCTTCCGGCCGGACACCACAGTCAGCATTCCGTTCGCGCGCTACCGTGTGCAGCGGCTCGGCTGGACGGTCGATGGCGGTCAGTGGAAGCAGCTCTACCGCAACACCTTCAGCCATTGGGAGTACAAGCCCGCCGGTGCGGTGATGCCTTTCGACGAATCGGGCTACGTGAAGGTGCGCTATCGCGCTGCAGACACTCCGAACAGCGCAACCGAGTCGGTGACGGTCGCCCAACTGGAAATCGATCTGACAGATCGCTATGCCGAGAACATTGTCCCCGGCAGCGTCCGCTTTGCCCTGGGCAACAAGGTCTACGTGGACCGGCTCGGCAATCTGGTCACCGACATCAACGCCAACACCGGCGCGGGCACGCAGGCGGGCACCATCGATTACGCCTCGGGCCGCGCGCTGCTCACCGTCTGGCAACCCGGCTCGGTCAACGCGGTGTCGATGCTGTCGCTTCTGACCGAGCTCGGCGGCCAGCCGGTCGACGAAGTCACGTTCCGCGTTCCCGCCGCGCCGGTGCGCCCGGGCAGCGTGCAGATCCGGGCCGTGCCGCTCACCGGCGGCCAGATTTCGGCGACCGCCAACTCGGACGGAACGATCACGACCGGCGGAATGCTGGGCACGGTGGATTACCAGACCGGCGTGGTGCGCGTGCGTTTCGGGCGCTTCGTGTCGGCCGCCGGTAAGGAAAACGAAATCTGGTACAGCGCCGACGCGGTGGAGGACGGCCAGATCTTCCAGCCGCTGCCGGTCGTCGCCGACACCATCCGCTTCAATGCGGTGGCCTATACCTACCTGCCGTTGTCGGCGGACGTGCTGGGTCTGGACCCTGTACGCCTGCCGCTCGACGGCCGGGTGCCGATCTACCGGCCCGGCGACGTAGCCGTGGTGCATCACACCGCGAGCACGCCGTTCCCGAACAACGTGACGGCTGGCTACACGCTGGACGTGGGCCGCGTGCGCCTGTCGTCGCTGCGCGTGCTCGATGCCGACGGCAAGGTCGTTCCCGCCGACCGCTACACGACCGACCTGGATGCCGGAACGGTGGCGCTCAAGACGCCGCTGAACCTCGCCGGATTCGTCGAGCCGCTGCGCGCCGAGCACCGCGTCGAAGACATGGGCCTGATCTCGGACACCCAGATCAACGGCGTTCTGACGCTGACCCGACCCCTGACGCACGACTATCCGTCGCACGAGTCGCGCGTGTCGTCGGCGCTGATCATCGGCGATCTGCAATCGCGCGCCCACACGATGTTCGCGCAGCAGACCTGGACCGGCGAATGGAAGGACTCACGCATCGGCGCTAACACCATCGCGCAGTACAACGAGACCGTCTATCCCATCGAGGTCAGCAATCGCGGAGCCATCGAGGAGCGCTGGGCGCTGATCTTCACCAACACTAACGAATTCCGCGTCATCGGCGAGTCGGTGGGCCAGATCGCCATCGGCAACACCGCCGCCGATCTGACCCCGACCAACCCCGAGACGCACGCTCCGTACTTCTCGCTGAAGGCGGCGGGCTGGGGCTCCGGCTGGGCCGCCGGCAACGTGCTGCGCTTCAACACCGCAGCGGCCAACTTTCCGATCTGGGTTGCCCGCACCGTGCTGCAAGGGCCGGCGACGCAGACCAGCGATTCCTTCCAGATTCAGATTCGCGGTGACATCGACCGATAAGGAAAACTCCCATGACCATCAAGTATTTCCAATCCAACCAGAACGGCGCACCGCAGATCAGCGGACAAGCCGGGGCTTTGATCGCGGTGCTCAATGCCTGCCTGCTCAATGGCTTCAACCTGCGCACCCTGACCACGATCACGCGCGACGGGACAGTGGCCACCGCGATGGCGGATGCCGGTCATGGCTTCCGCGAGAACGACATCGTGCTGCTCGCCGGCGCGGTCGAACCGCCCTACAACGGCGAGAAGCGCATTCGCAACGTCACGACCAACAGCTTCCAGTTCGATGTGACGGGTGAACCGGCCACGCCCGTGAGCGGCACCATCACGGCCAAGATCGCGCCGCTTGATTGGGAATCGCCGTTCTCGGGCAGCAATAAGGCAGTCTATCGCTCCAAGGATGTGACCGGCAACCGGCTGTTCCTGCGCATCGACGAGACGCCGCTGGCGGGGGACGCCAACTACGGGCGCGGCGCGCGGACGGCGCTGGCGCAGATGTGGGAAGTGCTCAACGATGTCGACAACGGCACTGGCAAGGCAGAGACATGGTGGCGCAAGGCGCACAACGAGAGCGCGACAACCCGGCCTTGGGTATTGGTCGGCGACAGCAAGCGCTTCTGGCTCGCGGTGAACTGGAGCGAGAGCTATCCCAATCGCTACGTGCCGTACTTCTTTGGTGACTTCCCGTCGTTCAAGCCTGGAGATGCCTATGGCACGGTGATCGCCGGGTACTATGACCTTACCTACAACTGGAACGAGCCCGCCAGCAACGAAGTCCTCGACTATGTCCACGCGGTGGGGACAGGTGTCGGAAACTCGGGCATCTGGCTCGCGCGTGGCTACTCGCAGCTCGGCGGTCGCATCAATGCTCACTGGGTCAGTGCCCCGGCCAATAGCGGCGGGACGGGCCTGGGCTGGACGGGCCTGCCGTACCCGAACCCCGCCGATAACGGCATCTACGTGATGCCCCTGATGATCCAGGAGCAGATCGGCCCGAGCCTGCGTGGCCGACTGCCCGGCCTGCTGTGCCCGCTGCACGCGATTCCGGCACCCGAGCCCTGGCTGTACGATGGCTTCGTCATCGATGGCACCGTCCGCAAACTGCTGGTGGTCAATGGCGCGCACGGCAGCGGCGGCGGCAAGTTCGCGTTCGACCTGACCGGCCCGTGGGATTGAGCGATGGCAGCGCATTCCTGGTGGCGCATCCTGGTGACCGCCAATCACGGCAATCCGTACACCTCGATTGCCGAGGTGGAAATGCGCGGAGCGCCGGGCGGCCCCGATCTTTGCGAGGGCGGCACGGCAGTCTCATCGACGTTCTACAGTGACGGCGGCGACTGGATCTGCACGGCCGCCAAAGCGTTCGACAACGACAGCACGACGCCGCAATCGCTGTGGCACTCGCGGGATGCGTGGACACTGCCGGTCTGGCTCGGCTATCAGTTCGCCGCCCCGGTCGACATCGTCGAAGTGGCGATCACCTTTCGCACGACGTGGCAAAGCCAGAGCAACACCGGGCAATCCATCCGCGATTTCACGATGCAGTGGAGCGACGACGGCGTTGCATGGAACGACCGGATTTCCTTCGCAACGCTCGCGGTGTGGGGATACAGCGAGACCAGAGTGTTCTCGCTGGCCACGCCGCAACCGCACCCGGTCGGCAGCGTCACGCGCCATGCCCCCGCCGCCGTACCGGGCGCGCCGACCAAGCACGTCCTGCACAACGCGACGCATTGCGCCCCCGGCAGCAATGCAGGAATGCCGTCGTGGAACCTGCTCGACAACGTGGTCTGCAATACGCCGTCTCCCCACGAAGGTCCGTCGCCCATCCGGCACGCCGAGGTGCCGTCGTCCCGGATGCGCGACTTCTGGGGCTACGGTCGCGTGGAGGGCACAGTCACCATCGAGGGCGCGCCCGCCGCGCGCAAGGTGCGCCTGTTCGATGCGCTCACCGGGTTGCTGATCGCCGAGACGTGGTCGCGCAGGGACGGGCACTACCGCTTCGATTTCCTCGATCCGAGCCGCGACTACTTCGTGCTGGCCCACGACTACGTGCGCCAGTTCAACGCGGTGATCGCCGACTGGATCAAGCCAGAGCCGACCGTCTATCCATGATCACGCTGTCCATCCCGATTCGAAATGGTCGGCTGGCGGTGATCGGGAATGCGTTGGACTCGGGCGTCGCCGGTGGCCTGCTGCGCATCTACTCGGCCCCGCGCCCTGACATCGGAGAGGTACTGACCGAGCAAATCCTGCTGGTCGAGATTCGACTGCCCAAGCCATCGGTGTGGAGCCTGGACGTCGGCAAGCTGACCTTTGCCCCGATTGGCGAGGCGCTGTGCCGTCGCTCGGGTACCGCCGCTTGGGCGAGGTTGGCCGACGGCGACGAGCGTTGGGTGGCTGATCTCGATGTCGGCCTGGAGGGCAGCGGCGCGGAGGTCGAGTTGTCGAAGCTCCAGCTCTTCGCCGGGGGCGCAGTGAACGTCAATCTGGCTGAAATCAGTGAGTGATGCATCGTGGCCGTCGATTTCGACTTCAAGGGGACGTGGACGCCCCCACCGGGCAACGCCGCGAACCTCGACTTCGGCCTGCAACAGACCACGGCTCCGGAGGCCGCCAGCGCGACGATCCGTATCCGGTTGGGCCCGCCGTCGGTGCGCATCCGCGCCGCGTACAACAACCTCGTCAGCCGCAAGCTCGAGGGCGGTGGCCATGTGCCGTGGCAGCGTTCGGTCTGGCAGGCCGGTGCAACGCAAGACGGCTGGGGCGATACTGCGCGTGACCGAAGCGCGGCGGCGGCGCTGTCTTGGCAACCGACCACTCCGGCTTCCGAGACCATCGGCTCGGCCTGCGGCGAAAACGTGCGCAGCCGCGATGCCAGCCGTGTCGCTTGGCAAGACACCGATCAGATCTTTGATGCCACGACCGAGCGCTTCGACCCGCTGTGGCCTGCGCACGACCGCGTCAGCTTGCCGTGGCAGCAAGGCAGTGCCTTGTTGGACCAGGTGGTCAGCCCGTTCGTGTGGCTGGTGCCATTTCCACGCCGTCAATCGCTGCCCTGGCAGCAGGGCGTGCCGCAATCCCGGCGCTGGCAGTTCGGCTTCGCGCACGGCATCTGGAAGTCCGAGCGTTGGCGGATGCCGTGGGAGATCGGGCGTCAGCCGCGTTTCGGCGAGTCGCATCTGCCGGTCGATCCGCCGGTGGAACCGCCCGTACCGAAGCACCACCCGGATCTCGATTTCATCTGCCGCGCGAGCCGGAACGGCCTGTCGTGGCGACCTTTACTGCTGCTCGACTTCGGCGCACATCCGTGTCCGCAACCCGGCGACGGTGGCTTCAGCGTCCCGAACCTCAAGGTCTATTTCGTGAGCAATTCCGTCGACGTCGTGCGGCTGCCGGGCCGCGAACCCATCCCGGTCAAGAGCATCCAGATCGCCATCGACACCGACTCGTGGGCGTGGGGTTTTTCGGCGAGCCTGCCATACTCGGCGCTGGAGTTGATCGAGCCCACATCAATGGGGCCGGTGGAAGTCGAGATCACCATCAACGGGGTGACCTGGGTGATGCTGGTCGAAGGCTTCAATGTGCGCCGCGAGTTTGGACAGGCCAGTCTCGGTATCCGGGGGCGGTCGCTCGCCGCGTACCTCGCCGAACCCTACGCGCCGAAACGCTCCTTCGTCCCGGCATCCCCGTTCACCGCGCAGCAGTTAGCCGAGCAGGAACTGACGCGTGCGGGGCTGGTGACCGGGTTCAATCTCGACTGGCGGCTGCCGGATTGGCTGGTGCCCGCCGGCAGTTGGAGCTACCAGTCACTAAGCCCGATGGGCGTGATCGGGCGCGTTGCCGAGTCTGTCGGTGGCTACGTCAACGCCCACACCCGGCTCAAGACCCTGGTGGCGAAG